GCAAGCGAAGGCGGCAATGCACAAGACATTCTCGCAATGATTCGCGCTCGTCAGAATCAGGAATAAATCTATAAGAGGGGAGTGCATCGCTCCCCTCATTCAAAGGCAAACTAAGGAGACTCCTAATGACAAAGGCATTTGACCCTACAAAATTCCGCAACCAATTAACAAAATCTATCTCAGGCATGAGCGCAGGATTTAACGATCCTACAGACTGGGTAAGCACAGGCAACTATGCTCTCAACTATCTTATCTCAGGCGACTTTAACAAAGGTATTCCGCTGGGTAAAGTATCAGTATTCGCAGGAGAATCAGGCTCGGGTAAAAGCTATATCTGTTCTGGTAATATTGTAAAAGAAGCTCAAAAACAGGGCATCTTCGTGGTGCTGGTAGATTCAGAAAACGCTCTTGATGAACAGTGGCTAAAAGCACTGGATGTAGATACAGCAGAAGATAAACTTCTGAAATTAAACATGTCAATGATTGACGATGTAGCAAAAACTGTTCATACATTCATGGATGACTACAAAACACTCAATGAAGATGAACGTCCTCGTGTGCTGTTTGTTATCGACTCACTAGGCATGCTGCTTACTCCTACAGATGTGGATCAGTTTGGCAAAGGCGATTTGAAAGGCGACATGGGTCGCAAGCCTAAGGCACTTACAGCATTAGTAAGAAACTGTGTGAACATGTTTGGCGCACACAATGTAGGCATGGTTGCTACCAATCACACATACGCTTCGCAGGACATGTTCGATCCAGATGATAAAATTTCAGGTGGACAGGGCTTTGTGTATGCTTCAAGTATTGTAGTAGCAATGAAGAAATTGAAGTTGAAGGAAGACGAAGACGGCAATAAGATTTCAGATGTAAAAGGCATACGTGCAGCCTGTAAGATCATGAAGACACGCTATTCCAAGCCGTTTGAAGCAGTACAGGTTAAGATTCCCTATGAGACTGGCATGAATCCGTATTCGGGTCTACTAGAACTAATGGAGAAGAAAGGTCTCATTGTACAGCAGGGCAATCGACTGAAGTATATCGATTCCAACGGTGAAGAGCATCTTGAGTATCGCAAGCGCTGGACTGGAGAGATGCTGGATATGGTGATGGAAGATTTCTATCAACTGCCCGAAGAGAAAGACGCAGATGAAGAAGACCTTCCTGTGGCAGAGCAACTAAATAGCGAGGAAACACAAGAGGAGACAGGAACCTAATGGATGAGACTCACATCGCAGACATTTGGATGATGTTCAAAGAGTACATTGACAAAAAGCAGTTAGAAATAGCAGCAGAGCGTTATATAGATCTATTAGCTGATTACGGTGTAGACGACGCGGCTATTCAAGCCGCAGCAGGGTCAGACACAGTGCTAGATGATGCTATTTCTTACTATCTTGAATTGGATGAAGATCCAGACGAAGAGGATTACTAATGGGTTGGTACTCGGAAGTATCGAGAAACATTTCTAAAATTCCCGACGCAATTAGATTCTTTAAAGAAGAGTTGATTGAGGCTCGAGAAGAAGTTAAATTTACTGGCAATATTGAACGAGCAAGTGCGTCAATGCCTGGCATTGTAGAGCATCGTTTTAATCAGTTACAGGAAATAGAAGCGATACTGGAGTACCTTAATATTGAACTGCGTAGATTGCGCAGTTCTTTTTTCCGTCAGTATCTAGAAAACTATCAGAGAGCACTGTCGAGCCGTGATGTAGAAAAGTATGTCGACGGTGAAGCAGATGTAGTTGATTATGAAAAAATCATCAACGACTTTGCACTGATAAGAAACAAGTGGCTTGGTGTTTTGAAAGCATTGGATCAAAAACAGTGGCAGATTACCAATGTAGTAAAACTGAGAGTTGCAGGAATGGAAGATGCTACATTGTGAATATCTTAGTAATATCGCAGCCAAAAGCAGGAACATATCTGTGTGCTAACATATTAGTAGAGTTAGGATTTGTTTTCAACGGACTACACATAGGAAAAAAAACCTATCAAAGATATGATTTAAATAATTTACAAGATTCTAGATTAAACCCAGAAAAATATACTAGGAAAAGCAAATTATTGCACACATTAAATAAACTAAAAAAAGACGAAATAGCACTATCTCATCTACCTTATAAAAATAAAATTAGGCACGATATCAAAGATTTTAAAAAAATATATCTCTACAGAGATTACAACGAAAGATTAAATAGTTGGAATAGATGGATAGAAAAAACTGGTAGAAAAGACATTTTTCCTAATAGCATGACAAAAGAATATTCAGAATTAATGAATAATTGGACAAACGAACCAAATACATTCACACTTAGTTTTGACGATATGCGAAATAAAAATTTCGACAAAATTAATCAATTACAAAACTTTTTTTTTGAAAAAATTAAATTTGATTCAAAGTTTATTATACACAGATCGTTAAAAAACCCATCTCTAACAAAGATATAGTAATGAAAGATATTTTAGTTACAGGATCATCTGGTTATATAGGACAGCATTTAATACAGTGTTTAAAAAAAACTAATTCCTATAATTTATCAGGACTGGATAAAGCACATTTAGATAACGTAGATTTAAACCAAATTAATATTTTGGATCTCAAAAATCCTTTAGACAAAGAATTCGACACTGTTATACATCTAGCAGCATCTGTAAATGTAGGAGAATCTGTAACAGATCCTCTATCATATTATCAAAATAATGTAGAAGGTACTATTAATGTTTTAAAAAATATAAAATGCAATAATTTCATATTTGCATCTACCGGAGCTGCAGAACAGCTTACTAGTCCGTATGGAATTTCAAAAAAAGCCGGAGAAGAAATTGTTACGCAATATTGTAACGAAAATAAAATAAATTACACTATTTTTAGATTTTATAATGTAATAGGTAAAGACGGAATTAATCCTACAAATCCAGACGGATTGTTTTATGCTTTGATTAGAGCAGCCGATACTGGTGTTTTTAATTTATACGGAAACGACTATAATACTTTAGACGGTACATGTATTAGAGATTATGTTCATGTAAATGAAGTATGTTATGCAATAGAATTAGCTATTAAAAATTCCTCCTTCCAAATAGAAAATTTAGGGCACGGTAAAGGACATAGTGTTGCTCAGATCATTGAAGTTTTTAAATATGTAAATGATTTAGATTTTGAAGTAAAAGTTTTAGATAAAAGAGCAGGCGATATTGAAATAAGTATATTAGATAATGTATCAGGATACATGAAAAATTTATATACTGTAGAAGAATTATTAAAAATTTAGGAAATAAAACATGAGCTATTTTTTACAACCTGTAAAAATTACAAAAACAAAACTATCAAGACATAAATTTATAGCCGAATACGTAAAAGATAAAAGTGTTTTACATGTTGGATTTGTAGATTGGCCTATAACAAAAAGTAAAAAACAAAATTTACATCTTGCACTAGCACCTATTTGCAGGAGGTTAGACGGCGTAGATATTAACATCGATCCTGATGTAAAAGAAATGCTAAGTGTTTCAAATGGAGATATCTATGACTCATGGGATAAAATAAAGGACATATATGATGTTATCATTATACCCGAAGTTATCGAGCATGTAGGAAATCTAGAAGATTTTTTAGGAGTAATAGATAAATTTTGTGGACAAGTAATTATTACAGCACCCGACGCAAGTCAATTGAAAAACAATTTTATGATTTCTCCGGATGACTATAAAGAACACGTACATCCTGATCACAATTATTGGTTTTCTCCCTTTACTCTTCAAAATATTGTTAAGAAATATATGAAAAAAACAGTAAAAGAATTGTTCTGGATTAAAGGAAGTGTAGCTGCGGTTATAGAATAATGTCTAGAATTAACATTGTATTACTTACATATTCAAGATCAGAATATCTCTACGAACAATTACAAAGTTTAGAAAATCAAACTGTAAGTGATAGAATTACTGTACATATTATTAACAACAACATAGATTTAAAAGATAATTTAAAAAAAATAATTAATAAAATTAATAGTATCAAAATTAAGTTTATACAAAGAGACAATTCAAAAATATGCTTCGAAAGATTTTATTATGTAAGAGATTATCTCTTAGATGATTCTTTAGAGCATGTTATTTTTATAGATGACGATCAAATTTACGCACCTGATCAGATTGAAAAAATGATAAACTTATATGAATCTAAAACTTTCTGTACCTGGTATGGTAGACAGTTTGATAAAGATAAAGATCCAAAAGAATGGTACACAAAGACTCCCCAGTATTGTTTTGATAATTCAAATTCAGAAATAAAGCTCTATGATTACGGCGGTCCGGGCTTTTCGATTATTGATGCTAATATATTTGCTAAAGAAAGTCCTCTTTGGGATTTTGAAAACTGGGAAGATTTAGATAACAAAATACCATATAGTATGGACGATGTGATGCTATCTTGGACAGTTAAAGGATTAAAAGGATGGAAGATTAAACGATCTTTTAATCCTCCTAAGAAAATTTTTAAAGATAAAAAAGCAATCTCAAAACCATTAAACAAGTCTGGCGCAAAACCAAATTTTGTTATCTATCTTCATAGTAAAAGGAGTTTTATATAGTGAAATCTGTAAATTATAATAACTGCGAGTCTTTATCAGAATTTTCAGAGATGACGTTACAAGGGTTAACAAATCTTTATTCTTCTGACTTTGTAGAGAATTTAAAAGCGTTGCCGTACTATTTAAAATCGTGTAAATCTTATAGAGAATTAGGAACAAATCAAGGCGGCAGTGCTTCTATAGCATTATTACAAAATTTAACATATATAGAACTTATAGATAAATCTTTTTCTAAATTTAATATCAAAAAATATCTTTTTGATGATTATGCTAATGATAAAAATATTAAATTGATATATCATGAAATGAGTTCATTAGATGTGCAGACTAACAAAAAAACAGATTTTTTATTAGTTGATTCGGTTCATAAGTACAAACATGTAACTGCAGAATTAAATTTATATGCACCTCTTACAAGAAAATTTATAATGTTCCACGATACCAATATGCTGCCGGTGTATCAAGCTGTAAAAGATTTTTTAAATCAAACAAAGGAATGGAAATTAGCATTTTACTCTGATTCTGCAGGTTATACGGTACTTGAAAGAATATGAATCTAATTATTATTTCCGGAGGTGATTCTTATAGATACAATGCACATGTTAATCATAAAAAATATGCTGATTTACAAAATATAAATTATAAATTTTATATCAGTGATAATCTTAAAAATCCTTTTTTTACAAAATGCTATGCTATTTTAGAAAGTTTTGAACAAGGGTATGATTATGTTTTGTGGGTCGACGATGATGTATTCTTTATAGATTATAACTGGAATTGCATTTCAATATTTCAAGAAAACAAAGAAGATATTGTTGTAACGCAAGGGCGCACTAATAAAAAATCAGGCACTACTCTGTTTAATAATGGTATCATGTTTATTCGTAATACAAAAAAAACGCAAGAATTGTTTGAGTCTATACCTAACGTTGAACAACAAGAAATGAAAAAAAAATGGCAGAATTCTTGGGGACCGTGTGAAGGAAATGACCAGCCAAGAATGATTTATCTTACTCAAACAAAATATAAAAAAAATGTCAAAATTATTCCCTATCCGGGATTCAATGCACACGAAATTACTTTTAAACAGAGAAAAGAT